GGCGCGGAGGCGCCGCCTCCGGTGCTGCCGCTGACGATCTGCGTTCCGCAGGTGATCATCGGCCGACGCCCTCGATGGACACGGTGGTGCCGCTCGTGCTGGTGAGCGTCAGGCGCGCGGTCGAGCACGGTTCATTCGACCCGACGATGGCCGCGAGCGACGTCGACGCCGCGAGCGGGATGCCCGTTGCGATCGACGCCGCGGCCTCGAACAGCGTGCCGAGCGGGGACACGGCGATCGTGAGCGCGGTGACGGCGTTCGTAGCGCCGGTGTTGCGGACGACGATCGTCCAGTTCTGCGCGCCGTTGATCGCGATGTCGACGGGCGTGGCGACACCCGCGGGGAGCGTCGCGGTTGCGAGGTACTGCTGAATGCCGCCGCTCATCGGGAGGTCTCCGTGGCGGTGACGATGGGGTGTGCGGTGATCATCAGTTGATGACGAAGAACGCGATCTTCGTCGCGGCCGTGGCGTTGGCGTTGCCGGTGATGACGAACGACCCGGATCCGGGCACCACGCGAAGGATCGTCGTGAGCGTCGCGTCGCCGAACTGGAGCGTCGCGAACACGCGCGAGCTTGCCGTCACAAGGCTGTTGGTCACCGTGACGCTCGCTGCGCCGATGGCGATGGACACGGTGCCCGAGGGCCTGTTGATCGTGGCCGCGCCGGGCGTGCCGCTCGCGTCGGTGCTGTCGACCTGGATGTTGCCCGCGAGCAGCGCGCCGCTCGCGAGAACCACCGCGCCGCCGAAGTACGAGGTGCCCGCGACGACGCGGAACGCGTAGCTGGTGGTGATCGTCGCGTTGGTGCCCGCGGTGGGCGCGCCCGCGATGTCGAACGTCACCGCCGTGGTCACGGTCGAGGCGCCCGCGAACGCGATCGTCGGCGCGGCGAGGCGCACGAACCGCTGCGTCGTGAGGGCGCCGGTGGCCCACGTGCGCGTCGCCGAGAGGTTGAAGTAAACGTCGGTCTGCTCGGTCGAGGCCGTGATGCCCGTGTCGGCGGGGGCGGTCACGACGAGAAGCGAGCGCGCGCCCGACGAGGCGGCCGCGGCGGCGAAGGTCTGCGTCTGCGTGAAGGTGTTGACGTCGTCGACCGAGGCGGCGGACACGAAAGACGAGGGGTTACCCATGATGATCTCCGGTGCGTGGTGTGTGAGCGCCGCGCGTGCGGCGCGGGGGTCAGCGCTTGTTGGTTTCGGTGCCTGAGAGGCGAAGATACGGCGTGCGCAGCGACGAGCCGGTGTCGTTAAAGAGCTTCAGCTTGAAGCTGTCGAAGAGGTCGATGTAGAGCCACAGGTTCGCCGCGAGCAGCACGGCCCACGAGGTGCCCGCGGCGCGCACGGGCGGGTTGCCGACGCTCACTTGCGTGCCGCCGCCGTTCTTGGCGCCGAGGCCGAGATAGCCGAGCCCCAGCGTGACGGTGCCTTGCCACGATGCATCATCGGAGCCGCCAATCTGACTGTTGGCGCCGCCCTTGATGTTGAGCGCCCATTGCACGACGTAGTCAGTCCACACGTTCACGCCGTCGATGGTCGTGATGGTGTTCGTCGCGATGTCGGTCGCGGACTCCCAGTGCACCACGCGCTCGCCGGGGTCGATCGCCGTGAGGTTTCCCGTCGCGAGGGCCAGGGCGCCGACGGCCTGGTCCTGGATCGAGTTGAGCTGCGCCGAGGTGACGATCTGGTTGGGGCTGTACGTTGCGATGCGGTCCATTGCGTCACCTGTCGAGGGCGGTCGTGTCGAGGTACGTGTCGAGGTAGCCGTCGCAGTAGAAGCCGACGGCGTTCGCGACGGTGTAGGCAGTGTGCGCGGGCTTCATGCGGTCGACGATGGCGCGCACGCTAGCGTTCTTCGACGCGATCTGCACGAAGCCGATGGGCACCACGACGGCGAAGCGGAACACGTCGCGCGCCGTGGCGAGCGCGGCGGCGCATTCTGCGGCCGTCGTCTCTTCGACCGTGCACGCGGTCGTGATGGCCTCGACCGCGGCGGCGATGGCCTGCGGCGACCCGCCGAGCTGCGAGCGCGCGTAGGCCGCGAGGCGCGCGCGGCGGTCGGCGTCGGGGAGCGTGTCATCAGCAGGGATGCCCAGCAGCGCCTCCCACTCCGAGAGCAGGTCGGTCGCGAGCGACGCGAACGCTTCGAGCGCCGTGTCAAGCAGCATCTGCCGCGAGTCGGCGAGGGTCGCGCCGCGAGCGAGGGCGTCGGCGGCGTTGTTCGAGCCGTCGGGCGCCTGCCAGCCAGGGCCGACGAGGCGCAAAAGCTGGCGCGCGAGGGTCGCGGCGTCGCTGCTCGCGGACGGGAGCGATTGCGGCGCAGTCAAGGGCATTGTGACACCGGGGGAGTTTGTGGCGTATCGTGCGCGACCATGAAGGCTCTTCTCCTCGCGATGCTCTCGCTCGTGGCCCTCGGATGCGGCTCCGCGGAGCCCGTCAGCGCCTCACCAGACGCGGCGGGCGACGTCGTGAGCACGGACGTAGCCACCGCGAGCGAAGACGCGCCCGAGGCGTCGCAGGATGCCGCCGTCGCGGTGGCCGTCGACGCCGCGCCCGAAGCCGCCGCGGTCGTGCCGCAAGACGTCGCGCGCGAGCCCGACGTAGCACCCGGGGGCGACGCATCGCCACTCAGCGACACCGCGAGCGATGCTCGGCGCGTCGAGGGCGATCGGCCGTGCGTGACGGTGCGCGACTGCGGCACGCTGCGCCCGTCGATGGTGCCGTCGTGTCAGGCGGGGCAGTGCGTGGACGTGTGCCCCGCGAACTTCGCCGACTGCGACGGCGACCCCTCGACAGGGTGCGAGGTGCGCCTTGACCGGCGCGAGACCTGCGGGTCGTGCACGACGGCGTGCCGTGGCATGTGCGTGCGGTGGAGCGGCGGCGTTCGGTGCTCGTAGGCTAGATCGCCTCCCACGCCCACGCGGTCGCGGCGGCCTCGAGCGAAGCGAGCGCGCTGCCTGCGCCGCTCCACACAGGGCCGCCGTAGGCCGGGCCGCCCGCGTTCGTGAGGTCGGCGATGCGCGATGCTGCCCACGCGCGCCACCGCATGTTCATCTCGCTCAGGAACACCGCGAGCGGGGTACCCGCGGCCCCGTCACTGACGCTCGACGCTGCGCCCGTGGCCGAGCCCTGCGTGGCGCCGTCGAGCTCGTAGCGGCCCGCGTAGACGGTGCTCGATCGCATCAGGTACACGAGCCCGTCGCGCAGGAGCACGGCCGACACGAGCGCCGAGGCGCCGGGGTCGACGGCGCGCGCGAAGGCCCAGCCGTAGTCGGCGGGCACAGGCAGACGGTAGGCGACGTCGGTGTCGCGACGCTGCCAGAGCGCGGTCACTGCGACACCAAGAACAGGTCGAGCGTGAGCACGGCCTTCGCCGCGGGCGTGACGTCGAGGCCGGGCGTCGTCACCTCGGCCGAGAGCACGCCGGGGACGGCCATGAGCGCCGCGGAGAGCGCCTGTGTGTAGAGCGTCGCGCGGGCGCTGCTGTCCTCGGCGGGGAAGCGCGCGGCGGGGCTCGTGTCGCCGGGGCCGAGCGCGTCGAAGTAGGCGAACGCCGCGAGGCGAAGCGCGCTCCAGTTGGCGGGCGCAGGGTAGAGCGTCAGTGTCGCGGGGTTCGCCGGGAGCGGTGTCGCGGTGAGGCTGAAGGTCGTGCGCCCGGTGCCGCCGTTGTAGGTGCCCGTGGGCAGCACGACGCGGTAGTAGCCGCCGCGGTAGACGGTCGTCCCGACGTTCACGAGCGCGGCCTTCGATGCGAGGTCGATGCCCGTCGCGGAGTAGTCGCCCGTAAGCACAAGCGACGTGGTCGTGCTGCTCGAGTGGATCGTCGCGGGCGACGCGAAGCCGTAGGCGTTGGCGGCGTTCACCGTCACCGTCGCGAAGGCGTCTTGCGTGTCCTCGGTGATGGCCTCGATCGAGGTGTCGCCCGTCGAGATGCCCACGCTGCGAAGCTGCGTTCCGCTCGACGTCGGGAGGCCGAGAATCGTGCGCGTGCCGTTGATGTACTCGCGCACCTCGGAGAGCAGCGCCCCCGACACGCCGCCGAGCAGTCGCGTGTTCGACGGGCTGTCACCCTGCGGCGGCCCCACGAGCACGACAGTCACGCATCCGAGCGTGCTCGCGGTGCCCGCGCCGGGGTACGACACGGGCGGCGCGAGGAGCGGGTAAACGTACGCGTCGCGCACGTCGAGGCCGAGGTATGACAGACACCACTCGCGCCACTCGGCGGCGTTGCCCGCGCCGGGGCGGTAGCGCAGCCGATCGACGATGCGCTGCGCCCACGCCTGCACCGTCTCAGCATCGGCGCCCGTGGTGACGACGCTCGCGACCGTGCCGGTGGGGTCGAGGCCCGAGGGCGCAGACACCCACGTCAGCACGTCGCCGACGTCGCGTGTGGTGCTCGCGCCCGTCGTCGTCGCGCTCGCGCTCACGGTGCCCGAGCCGCCGACCGAGAGCGTGACGCTGGTGGACGTGACCGCGTAGAGCGTGCCGTCGGTCCACGCGAACGCGGAGCCCGAGGGGATCGTGATCGTCGCCGACGGCGTGCCCGTGACGGTGACGGTGTGGCGCGCAGCAACGCCCGTGCGCCGGTCGACGCCGTAGACGTAGCCATGACGCGCGACGGCCTCATCGCTCGCCTGGTCGGGGAGGATGTCGCGCGCGTTCTGCTCGGCCTGCGCCTCGAGCCCTTCGAGCACGACGGCCAGGGCCGACGCGTCGAGGTAGGCGTCGCTCCCGCGCGAGGTCAGCAGCGTGCGGCTGTTGGCGGTGTACTCCGCGCGCAGGTACGCGAGGAGCTCATCGCGGATCGTGTCTCTGGATCGTCCGACGAACACCGCTACACCTCGCCGCGAATGCGTGCGCGCCGGTCGAGGCGCGGGTCTGTGAATGAGACATCGTAGAGCAGGAGCCCGCGCTGCACGTCGACCTCGCAGGAGACCACGAGGGCCGTGATGTCACCCGCGGCGACGACGAACGCGAGCGCCGCGAGGATCACGTCGCGCGCGGTCGACGCGGCGCCGGTTCCGAGCTTGTCAACGCGCGCCCACTCGACGCCGAGCGTGGGGTCGACGAGGCACGTACCGCGTGGCGTGCGCAGGATCATCAGCACGCGCTCCGCTTGCGGCGCGGGCGACTCGATCCAGTTGTTGCCCGCGAAGAGCACCTCGCCCGTCGTCGGGTCGCGGCGGCGCGTGTAGGCGTAGAGGTCGGTCATTGGCCAAGCACCTTCGTCGAGAGCCACCCGGTAGGGGCGCTGACGGCAGTGCTAGCGAACGTCGAGACGCTCGCAGCGCGCGCCGCGATAGCCGCTTGCAGCGCGCCGATTCCGGCCGTGAGGATCGGCGTCTGGGCGTTCGTCGGGTCGGCGATCGGCTGGATCGCGACGGCGTATGTGGACAGCAGTCCGAGGAACACCGATTGCGCGGTAAGCAGGGTGCTCTCGGCCGTGAGATACGACGTCAGCGCGCTTGCGTACTGCGCGCCTCGCACGAACGCTTGCGATCCGTCCTGCAAGATCACCACGCCCGCGGCCGGGGCCGTGGCGGTGACGTTCAGCCCGGTCTTCGCTGTGATCTCGATCGAGCCATCGGCGCGGATGCGCACGACGGCGGTCGCGTTCTGCGACCCTGGCCCGTAGAGCCGCACCTCGCCCGCCTCGACGGCCTGCGCGGCGCCGCCCTTGTCGATCAACCCGAGCGCGACGGCGGTGTCACCGATGCGCGCGATGAGCGCCTCCGTCGTGGCGCCGAGCGTGGGGTACGCGAGCAGCCCGAGCGGCTGCACCACCTCGACGCTCGACAGCGTCTCCGCGGCTGCGTCGTCGCCCGCGTCGCCCGCGCCGGTGATCTGCGCCGTGAGCACACGACGCGCGGTCGAGACCGTGAGACGCGAGAGCTTCACGAAGTCGAGGAGCTGATCAAACATCGTCGGGCTCCATCGCGAGGGCGCCGCGGGGCACCAGCGAAATCTCCGTCACGGTGCCCGCGGTGCGCGAGCGTTTGAAGGTGACGCGTGTAATCAGCATGTCCTCGTCGAGCGGGGCGCCGTCGGCGTTCGTGCAGAGGTCGTCGTACACGCGTGCCACGGTGTTGACCGCGTAGAGCGTGCGCACGTTGTCGACGAGTTGCCCGTGGCCGCGCACCGTGAGGCGGTACGTGCGGAAGGCGCGCATCGCGTCGAGGATGGTGCGGCGGCCCTCTTGCTCGGCGCGAGCCAGGGTCTTCGCGCGCGTCGAGCGCATGTGCCGGGGCTGCGGCGGCGGGTCGGCCACCACGAGCCCGCGGGTCACGCGCGCGTCCGTGAGCGCGGTGTTTGTGGCGACGGCGCGCTGCCGCACGCTCACCTTGTCGCCGCGGTCGGAGCCCGTGTAGACGGTGACACTCGTGGGCGCGGGGCGCGCGTCGATCGTCTCGACGCCCGCGAGGATGTTGCTCCGTCGATCGGCCACGCCGTCGACGATGCGCCGCGCGAACACGAAGGTCGCGGGGTCGGTGTCGTTCGGCGTGTCAACGACGATCGTGAGCCCCGTCTGTGCGTCGGGCGACGTCCACATGAGGGCGCCGATGCGCGCGCAGATGGCTTCGGCGAAGGCCCATACGCGCTCGCCGGGCTTCGGGTGCGCTTCGGGAATGATGATGTCCTTGATGGCGCGAGCGCGCGCCCGCGCAGCCGAGCGGCGGGGCGTCAGCGGCGTGAGGGCGATCGTGTTGCGGGCGGCGATGCCCTCGGCGTTCCACGCGAGCGGGAGCGCGGCGGCTTCGCCGAGCGCAGCGCGCAGCGCGGGCGTGAGGCCTGCGGCGGGGCGGCTCGACGCGGCGGCTTCGGTGGCCGTGCCGCGCGCGCCGTGGCTGCGGCGCGTGGTGGTCTCGCGCGCTGCGTCGGCGGTGGTGATACGCACCGGGAGCCCGACGCCCGCGAAGACGCGTTGAAGCGCTTGCTCGAGCGGTATGCCCGTGAGCGTCAACGTCGGGTCGGCGTCCCAATCGAGCGCGGGGCCTGCGAGGTCGCGGCCCGAGATGACCATGCGCGCCTCGCCGTGGCCGTCGGCGCCGGTCTCGATCTTCTCGATGCGCCCGTTGAGCTGCGCGGCGCCGTCGATGCCGACCACGACGGAGTCGAGCGCCTTCACGCCTCGACGGAGCGCGGCCCATGTGGTGCCGTTCGTCTCCGACGACCACAGCCCGAAGGTGAAGGCGTTTCCCGCCTGGAGCATGTCGATCGTGATCGCGTACTCGTCCCACACATCCGGCGCGAGGCCCGAGGCCGCGAGCACGAGGTCGACGGTGTGCTCGCGCGGGTCGTTCGCGACCGTCACGGGAGCACCACAACGACGGTGCCGGCGGGCACCGCGAGCGGGTCGGTGATCGTGTTCGCGCCGAGCAGGTCACGCACGCGCGCGGCGGTGCCGTAGACCGCGAGCGAGACTTCCCACAGCGCCATGCCCGACGGCACAGTGTAGAAGCGCCGCCGCCCGTCGCCGACGACGTAGCGCCCGCGCAGGTCGTCGATCGCGCTGCGGAGGTCGAGGAGCGCGCGCGTCGCGGCGTTCGAGGAGGGGCCGACCATGCCGGGGAGCGCGAGGTCAAACGCCACCACGTCGGCCATCTGCCGGAACGCGTCGTTGACCTGCGTGTAGCTCCGCGGCGCGGACGCGAGGAACGTCATCTGCGAGCGCATCGTGGGCGCCGTGGGGCGGTAGCCTGCGACGCTCGCGCCGAGGGCGTCGGCGGTCTCCGCGCGCGTCTCAACGGTCGCGTCGGTGTCCGTGGGGAGCGCGCCATCAGGGCCGAGGAGCAGCCCCGCGGTGGCGTTGTGCTCCGACCACTTCACGGTCCAGACAAAGCCATTGCGGACGCCTGCGTCGATGGGCTCCGACCACTCCTCGATCGCCGCCGTGAGCAGCCCGTAGGTGGGGTGCTGGAGGCTCCCGATGGGCGTCGTCTCGAAGGCGTTCAGCAGGTCGTAGCGCACGTCAGAGGCGAGGTCTCCGTAGCGCGCCACGAGCTGCGGCGAGTTCACGAGCGGGATGGTGAAAGACCCGCTGTACGCGCGCTGCCCCGTGTACTCCACGTCGGCGCCGCGACGGCGATACGCGACGTGCTTCACGAAGTCGTTGCCACCCATCGTCTCCGCGGCTTGCGCGGGGAAACGGATGCCCTCGTACGAGAACTCCGCGAGGTCTTTGAGGTAGTCGGTCATCGCGAGGGAGCGCCTGCGGCGGGAGCCTGCGAGGATGCGTGTGCGGCGTCGACGGGCGCGACGGTCGCGGTGACGGTGGCGTTGCTGAGCCCGTCGCGAACGGCCTGCGAGACGCTCGTGGTGAACCCGCGAAAGAAGTCACCGCTGAAGACGTTGGTGTAGGCCGCTTGCCCGCCCGCTTCGCCCGTCGTGCGTCCCGCCGTGTCGCGCGCCGTAGCGTCGTCGTAGACGCCTCGGTTGATGAGCGTGCCCGCGCCTGCGCCGAGGGCAGCGCCCGCTCCAACGACCGCTCCGACAGTGCTCGCGCCAGCGGCGCCAACGGTGCCAGCGAGGGTCGCGCCCACCGTGCCCGCTGTCGCAAGCGCTGCGGTGGCGCCCTCTGCGACGCCAGCGACGGAGCCCGCGACGCCCGCGAGCCATGTGCCAATACCCGTGAAAGAAGCGCCGCCGAGCACGCCGCCCGCGAGACCTCCGAGGGTCTGCACGACGGAAGACCCGATCGGGTTTTCTGTGCTCCAGTCAGCAATAGCGCGAGAGAGATTGACGATGGCGCTCGTGTTGTCGGTCAGCGCGTTGTCGCGCGTGGCCTCTGCGGCGCGGAGCGCGGTCTGCTGCTCGGCGTCGACCATCGCGGCGCCGCGACCCACGTCGCCCATGCCGAAGTCGCCGCCCGTCGCGGTCATCGCCGAGACGCGCTGCGCGATCGTCTGGCCGCCCGAGGTCTGCGACGCCATCGCGGAGATGAGCCGCCGCTGCTGCGAGTCGAGCACCATCGCGCCGCGCGAGCCGCCCGCAGAGAGCAGGTTCGTCACGGCGTTCGTGTCGCCGCCCATGCCCGTGACGAGCGACGACATGAGCGCGATCGGGTCGCTGTTGCGGAGCGTGTAGCCCTGCTGCGAGTTGCCCTGCACGAGTTGCTCGGCGAGGTCGCCGCGGCCCGCGTTGCGGAGGCGCGTGCGGAGGCGCTCCGCGACCATCGGGTTCTCGACCGACGTGCGCATCTTCGCGAGCGCGTTGAGCGAGTCGCGCGGCGTGAGGCCTGCGGCGGCGCCGATCTCGCCTACGGCCATCGTCTCCGCTGTCGCACGGCGCACTGCGGCGGCGCGCTGCTCGGGCGTCTGATTCTGATTCGTGACGCGCGCGAGGTTCTGCATGAGCGGCCCGAGGGCCTGCCCTGTGAGCGTCGAGAGTTCGATGGAGCCCGCCTGCGCCATGCCCGTGAGCGACTGCAACACGCTCATCTGGTCGCCGCCACGGATGCCCTGCTGCGAGAGCATCCCCGACACGCGGAGCACCTCGGCGGGGTCTTGGAACGTCGCGCGGGCGAAGCGCATCCGAGACACCTGCTCATCGAGGCGCTGCGCGCGTTCGGCGGGACTCGCGCCCGTGAGCACCGAGAACTGCGTCTGCGCGCCCATGAGCGCGCCCGACACATCTTCCATCGACAGCCCGCGGAGCCCGCCCGTGGCGATCTCGCGCTGGAGCCGCGAGCGCATCGCGGTTGCTTCGTTGCCGCCGATGCCCGCTTGGAAGAACGCCGCGTTGAGCGTGTGCTCGCTCGCGGCGCGACGCTGCCGCGCGTCTTGAATCTGTACGTGCGCCTCGCGGGCGACGTTGAACGCGGCGTCGCGCCCGACGTTGAGGCCGCGACGGAGCCCTGTGCCGATCTGACTGCCTTGCCGCGAGCGCGCGGCTTGCTCGCGCTGCGCGATGGCCGTCTGCCGCTTCTCGGCGCTCTCGTATTGCCGCGTGAAGCGTTCGAGCGCGCCCTGACGCACGCGCGCCTCTTGCTCGCCCGTGAGTCCACGCTTGCGCGCTTCGTCCTGCGCGAACTTCGTCGCGTCGGTCTCGGCGCGGCGACGCGAGGCCGCCGTCATGGCGAGCGCGCGGCGCTTCTGGTCTTCGCTGCGCACGAACGCCGCGAGCGAGCGCTGCGCGCCGTGCTCCTCGGCGCGCGCGGTACGTGCGGCCTCGTCACGCGCCACGCGGCCCGTGCGCTGGTAGCCCGCCGTCGACGCGCGGACGGCGTTGCCCATCGACGCTTTCACGTCGGCCTCGGCGGCCTTCGCGGCGCCACGGACGGCGGCGAAGGCTGCGAGGAGGCCGCTCGTGTCGGCGTCGATTTGGAGTACAGCGCGGGGCATGGTTCAGCGGGTCAGGGCGTCTCGGAGTCGTCGAGCGTCATCGCTCGGGGCGTCGTCGCCGTCGAGGTCGGCGAGGAGTCGGTGGGCGAGTCGATCGGCGGCGTAGTGGCCGAGGAGTTCGGCGTCGTCCATCTCGCCGCCCGGTCGACCAGTGAGGTGATGATGAGCCGGAGCGTAGTGGTGTCGAAGCGCTGCAAGCTGGTCGGCTGCGTCAGCCCTTTTCCCAGCGCATCAGCTACCTCGCGCACCTCTGCGAGCGTCTTGAGATGCCGGAACGGCGACCGCTCCAGCGCGTGCGCGGTGTACTCGTCGAAGCACGCGCGCACCTCGTCGACGTCGAAGCATCGGCGCAGCTCCGCAGCGTCGGCCGCGAAGGGTGCATCGGTGCGGTCGGGGTCGACGAGGGCGCGCGCGAGGATCTGCACCATGACCTCGAGGTTCAGCACCGCGTCGCCCGCGTCGCCGATGAGGTCTTCGCGCTGCCACCCGCCGGTGCCCACGAGCCACTTGATGGCCTCGGCGTGCGCCTGCTCTTGCTCGTGAGCGGAGAGCGTGCGCACGGCCAGGGCAAGCGACTCGGGGCCGCTCTCGCGCACGACCTCGACGGTGAATCGGCGCGTCGGGCGCTCGCGCCCCGCCATGAGGCGCGAGAGCTTCGAGCCTTTGAGGTGATCGGTCACGCGGTGCCGACGTAGGTAGCGTGGTAGCTGAAGCTCACGCTGTTGGGCGTGCCTTCGGCCTTGGTGTCGATCTTCGCGGTGCGCACGTCACCCTTGAAGGCGTACGAGTCGCCGGCGATCTTGAAGACGAGCGCGACCTCATCTTGCGCGGCGCAGAGGCCGATCCAGTCGACCTCGGGGCCGGTCGAGGGGAGCGCGTTGTCCACGGCGATCGTCGCCATGAGCGGCCCGGCGGTGTGACCCGCGCGGCCCTTGAGAATGGTGACGACGTCTTTGTTGCCGCTGTCGAGGTCCATGGTGATGGACGTGGATTCGAGGACGGGGCGGCCGCGGTAGAAGACGGCGCCGGGAGCGGAGTAGCGTGCCATGGTTCGGGGCTCCTAGAGGCTCGCGAGTTGACGGACGTTGCCCGCGACCTGGTGCAGCGCGGTGATGGGCTCGCAGGGGATCTCGCAGTTGACGCGGCCCGGCGTGGTGCCGTCGGCCTCGACCACGAGCAGCGCGTCGTTGAGGCTCACGTCTCGCAGGATCGCGTCGGCCTCGTAGGTCTTGAGACGCCCGAAGATGAGCGAGCGAATCGCCGAGGGCGTGGTGACGTTCGGCGCGCGCGTCACAGGGTTGCCGCTCGCGTCGTCGGCGCCGAGCTTCGCACCCGCGAGTTCCGTCGCGAGGTATGCGCGCAGGTCATCGGCGGCGTAGTCGCACACGGTCACGTAGGCCGTGTCGATGACCGCGTAGTTGGGTACGCCCGCCGCGGTGGAGCGCGAGGTCACGGAGCGCACGAGGGCGCCGTAGCCGGGGCGCAGCGCGCTCGTGCCGACGACCGCGAGCCCGTTGTTGAGCGCGTTCTCGATCTCGGTGCCCGTGGGGCGGTCGGCGGGGAGGCGCTGCATGGGCACGCTCGCGAGGTTCACGCCGTCGAGGTTGGCGGCGGGGTCGCTCGCTTCGCCCACGAGCGATCCGCCCGCGTAGGCGTCGCCCGCGAGGCGCGCAGCGGCGACCTGTGCGGCGACGTCGGGCGGCGGGAGCACGCTCGCGTGGTGCCATGCGACCTGCATCCGCGAGGCGTTGCGGCCCGTGGCGAGGGTCACGGCGTTCGCATAGGTCGCGCTCGTCGCCATGATCGCTTGCTCGAGGAGCTGCACCGTCGGCCCGGCTTGCGTGTTGAGCTCGGCCACTACGAGGTCAGCGTTCGTGGCCTCGATGCACGCACACGCGATCCGGTCGTATCGCGTGGGGTTGATCGCCGCGAGGGCGTTCGCGAAGCTGTCCTGCGTCGCGCCGTTCTTCAGCGTGATCTCGCCGCCGAGGGCGTCGGTGCCCGACCAGGTGCCCGTCGTGGCTGCGCCGCTCGACGTGCTGTTCGTCGTGATGCGCGTCTCCAGCGTCGAGCCCGTCGGCACGAAGTAGGCGTCGACCACGATCACCGAGCCTCGCGGGCCGGTCTGCTTCGCGGTGAGGGTGACAGCGCCGGTGCTGTTCTGCGCCGTGAAGGGGAGCGTGAGCGCGTCGTTGATCGCGTCGGCCACGGCGGCGGCGATGACGGTCGCGGTGTCGCCGAGGGCGACGGGGACGTCGATCGTCTGCCCGCAGAGCTTCAGCCGCACGGTGAAGGCCGCGGTCGACGTCGTCGCGAACGTGATGACGCCGCTCGCGGCGGTGCCCGCAGCGTCGGCCACGGGGCACGCGTAGAGCGTCGCGTCGGGGTACTGAGCGAACACCGCGAGGGCCATGCGGT